CTTGAAAACTGGATAGAGCTTTACCAGCGGAAAAAAGCGGAAGAAATCGGAAAGGAGCGCAGCGAATGACACCCAATAAAGAAAAGCTGCTTGCGGCGCTCTTGACCTCGCGCACGAAAAAAGAAGCAGCCGCAGCGGCGGGCATTTCAGATAGAACGATGCGTTCTTATTTTGAGGATAAGGAGTTTTGCCAGCGATACCGGGAAGCGTTCGCCGGAGTAGTACAGGACGCAACGCGCAGGGCGCAACAGCTATTAGAACCTGCATTATCCACCCTGCAAACGGTCATGGAGGACGAGGAAATACCGGCACAAGCGCGGATCACAGCGGCTAAATCAATTATTGATTACTCTTTGAAACTGACCGAACAGACCGACATTTTGGAGCAGTTGCGAGAGTTGGAAGAATGGAGGGACGAATTAAATGCCAACCGTTGACGCACGCCTTACAGCCCTGCGCGAGTTTCTAAAATCTCACGCGACCGGCGAAACCGTTTTTATTGTCGAGGGCGGCGGCGAGTATCACACAAAAGAAGATCCTTTTAACTACCTGATGCAGCACGGCGCATATACCCATGACGGGCGGCGCATTGTTCTTTATCCGCACCCGGTAGAGGGCATAGACCCGTTGAGCCTGTCCCTCTATCAGATGCTTGATGAAGCCATTGAACGCGGCAAGCTGGAATTGCCGGAATTGGAGAGCGACGAGATCGGAGGTAAAGCCCTTGAATAACAGCATTAAAGCACGCCTTGCCGCTTTACAGGCTATTGCAGCGCAGAGGCGAACAGGCGTAGCAATTATGACCTTGCTTGAAAATGGCGCGTGGGCGGCTTGCAGAGCGCCGCAAAGCCCTGCAAAGGTATTTCAGACGGAACAGGCAGCACGAGATTATTTATCAGACTGCGATAGCGTTATCATTATCGACCTTTAAGAAAAACAGCGCATAAGCGCATGAAAAAGAAAGGAAATTTTGCAAATGGAACTTAAAGCAAACATCGAAACCCGCGAGAGTGTAGAAGCAAAGGCAAAGGCCGCTTTCGGCTTTGATTTGAGTAGCGCCCTTGACCTTGTAAAACGCGGCGACTATGACAGCGACGAGGCGTATCTGGACGCTTGCACCCGCGCCGAGTTGGAGCGTAGCAGCCCCGAATACAGAGCCGCCAGAAGCCGCCTAAAAGTCGAATACCAGGCACGGCGAGAGGAACAGGAGCGCAAGGCACAGGGCGAAGCCTATAAAGCAATCCGCAGCAGCGTGAGCCTTGACAGCGTAGACAAGCACAATATCGACGAAGAAGCCGCCGCACTTGCCCGCCGCGATCTTTCCGCAAATCGTATTGCGGCGTCCGATCTGGGCGCGACCATTGAGAAGTACGCGGCAGAGCTGACGGAAAAAGCAAAGGACAGTAAGGCCAGCAACGCCCTTTTTAATGCTATGCTGCGCGGTCAACTGTAAGGAAAGGAGACCACACCATGAGCCAGTTTAACATTTATGCCCGAAAGCTCGACACAGCTTTCAAAGAAGCCCGCAGCGAGTACAAAACCGCTTTCCGTGCGCTCCAAGAGGCGCAGCAGGCCAGCCGTGACGCTAACGCATGGAAGCCCGGAGACAGCGCAGAGGAAAAGCAGGTGAGAACAGCCCGCGCAGCGCTAAAGCTGCATGACGCAGAAGCCACCTTTAACGAGGTGAGCGCCCGCGTTTGGGACAACTTCAAGACCACACGCCGCACGATCCGCGCAGAACTGGAACAGGAAGTGCGCGCCGCCAATATTGCAAATCCTGACGCGATCGACAACAACGCCCTTGAGCTGATGAAAACCGGCGTTCTTTCCCCGGCTGATTACTCCGCGTTCATGGAGCGATTCGACAGCAACCCCACCATGCTAAAGTTAGTGTGTCACTATGCAGCCGAAGCCGCAAAGACTACGGACAGCCGCCGAGAGGCCGCAGCCTTTAACGCTATCGCTCTTGATTGCCAGAACGGTGAAAGCGCAGTCATGCGGGCGTTTGATGATCTTTCTAAAGTCTCCGACTATTGCCGCGGTGAGAGATACGAGGGCGACAAGTTTAGACCGGAGCATACCGCAAACATGAGCGAATATTGGGACAGTCTCGCGGGCGAGGCCGTGGAGAACTTCTAACTATTCTTTCCGGGGAGTGATACAAAGGCCACCAGCCGGAGAAAGACCGGCAGCAGGCGGCAGGGGCGGCGGGATTGCCTATCCTTTGTTCCCTTGCGAAGTCCTGCCCGAAGTACAGCGGCAGGCAGCGCCCTAAAGAACCAGGGCGCGGGAGTGCGTAAATAGTGCCATAATCTCCATATATAGGGCGGGGGCAACAGTCCCCGCCCCTTTATTTGCATATAATGCACAAGAAGTTCATAAAGCTAAAAAAGTGCTTGACGGTTAAGAGGAGTTGTGCTATTATAAGAGAAAGACAAAGACAACACCGCAAAAGGAGGCACACACGATGCAGGAAATCACCGTTTATAATAGCCAGCTTCAAAGCCGCGCAGCGATCAGCGCCGACCTTTTCCGGCGTTTCATCGAGTACACCGACAGAGAGCCAACCACAACAAAGGGATATATTACTTGCCTGCGCCAGTTTGCGAACTGGATCACCGCCACCGGCACAACGCAACCAGAGAGGGCGGACATTCTCGCCTATAAAGAATATCTGAACGGCGCACACTTTGGGCGCAGCGGCGCGGAGCTGCTAAAGGCCGGCACAAAGCAGCAGTACCTTAGAGCCGTCAAGCACTTTTTCAAATGGACGGCAGCGGAGGGCATTTACCCGAACATAGCCGACAATATCCACGGCGTAAAGATCAACCACGACACCCACAAAAAAGACGCGCTCGACCGCGAAGCCGTGAAGATCATAGCGGATCATATCGACCGCAGCACAGAGAGCGGCAAGCGCCTATATGCTATGTATCTTCTTTGCATTTCTTGCGGCCTGCGAACAATCGAGATCAACCGCGCCAATATCGAGGACATAAAGAAAACCGGCGACCGCACCTATCTTTACTTACAGGGCAAAGGCCACAGCGAACACGATCAGCCGGTTTTGCTTATCCCCGAAGTAAAGGCCGCGCTGCAAGACTATTTGCAGAGCCGGACGGACACCCCCACAGCAAAAAGCCCGCTTTTCGTCAGCACCAGCAATCGCAGCAAGGGCAAGCGCATAGCGCCTACCACAATAAGCACCATGCTTAAAGAAGCTCTTGTAAGTGCCGGATATGATAGCGACCGCCTGACGGCGCACAGCCTGCGCCACACCAGCGGCACAGGCGCTTATAAGGCAACCGGCAATATCTACCTTGCACAGAAGCACCAGCGCCACGCCGACCCGTCTACAACGGAAATATATGTCCACGCGGAGGAACGCGAGGAGCGGAACACGGAACAGCAAGTTTACAATTACTTTTTCAACCCGGCGGCGGGCAAGGATCAGCGACAGGAAGCAATAGAGCTTATAGCCACCATTGACCCCGCAAAATTGGGCGCAGTCTGCGAGTTTCTAAAGGCTTTGCGCTAATCAGAATTACATTTATACGCTTAATTAGAAAATTGCACATGATGCGTATAAAGTATATAAAACGCTTGAAGAAAGGGAGGTTTATAAAGCATGGAAGAATGGAGCAACAACGCTTGCGAGGGCTACGCAATCCTTGCTATGCAGGCCGCAGGGCTGGACGCGCAGACCGTTTGCCGCGTCCTCGACCAGATGCGGGCTTGCTTTGATAGCGTATCCGTAGAAGAAGCGGAAGAAGTACAAGAGCCTTGAAAGGAGCATACACGATGCGTATTATCAGCGTATCAAACCAAAAAGGCGGCGTAGCAAAGACCAGCACAGCCGCAGCAATAGCGCAGGGGGCAATTAAACGCGGCAAGAACGCACTTTGCGTTGACCTCGACCCGCAAGGCAGCCTAACAACCATTTGCCGCGCAGACGGCACGAAAAAGGGCAGCTATGACCTTTTGAAAGGCGCAGATGCCGCCCCGCTTATCCAGCACATACCCGGTATGCCCGATATAATCCCCGCCAGCTTGCAGCTTGCCGGAGCTGATGCGGAACTATCCAGCAGAGCGGGGCGCGACTTTCTCTTGCAAGCAGCATTGAAGCCTCTAAAGGAATATTACCTTATCGTGATAGACACCCCGCCCACATTGGGAACGCTGCTTGTAAATAGCCTGACGGCAGCGCACGAGGTTATTATACCCTTACAGGCTGACACTTTCGCCTTGCAGAGCATTTACCAGCTTGCAGACACGATAAAGCAAGTGCAGCAGTATTGTAACCACGGCTTGACGATCAGAGGGGCGCTAGTGACGAAGTACAGCCCCCGCACCGTCCTTGCCCGCGATCTGCGCGACACCATAGCGGAGAAATGCGCGGAGCTGGGAATACCGATGCTTACAACGGCGATCCGCGAGGGCGTAGCCGTAAAAGAGGCGCAGACCATGCGGGAAAATCTCTTTGACTATGCACCACGCAGCAACCCCGCGAAAGACTATGAAGCCCTATTAAACGAATTGGAGGTATAAAGAATATGGGAAAGAGTTTCAAGCCCGCAGCAGAAGCCGCGCAGCCGGTTTATAGTACGATCATCGGAGCGGCGCAGGAAGTACAGGAAGTGCAAGAAGCAACACCAGCACAAAAGGCACTTGCAGACCTTAAAACACAAGGGCAGAAAGGCGCAAAGCTCGACCGCATCAATATGGCCTTTACCGCTGACAACATGGACTATATACGCACCATGTCAAAGCTGAAAGGCCAGACCATGACGCAGTTTGTAAATATCCTTGTGGCAGAGGAACGAGAGAAGAACGGCGCAGCGTTTGACGCTGCAAAGGCGATCCTTGAAAGCCTTTAAGAGAAAGGAGGGCGTGTCATGGCTGAAAAACTAACTGCCACCGACCGCGAGAACATACAGGCTTATTTATCGGCTATGAAAGCCCTTGAAGCGAAAGAGCCGGAATACAATTTCGCGGACGAGGCCAGCGCCGAGGCGTGGGAAGCCTGGAACGCCGAATGTTTAGCCACAACGAATAAATACCAAGACAGCATAAAGCGCGCCTTGCTCTTTAGCCTGGGCGACATGACCGGTGCCGCCCCGCAGAGCGTAGCGGCTATACTTTCTGCGTTTGTAGATTCCGGGCAGATCACCACAAGCACAACTGCGAGGCGGGCGGAAATAATAGAATATCCGCTTGATAAGATTAACTGCGTTATTTGGGGGCTTCTGGAGCGAGATACCGCGGGGCAAATCGCCATTGCCGCCGAAAAGAGAGGCAACAAAAAAGAGATCAGTATTTTATACTCGATCAACTTTGACAATCTGGGCGATGAAGTCACAATATCAAAGCGGCTATTGCCGTTTGATAAGCGCGTCTATATTGCCGTTTCCGCTCTGTTCAATGCGGGGAACAATGTTATTTCCCTGACGCAAATACATTACGCGATGGGGAACACCAGCAGACCGAAAGCGGGGCAACTGCAACGGATCAACGAGGCTATAAAGAAGATGAACGGCGCGGCGATCACCGTTGACAACTCGCAGGAAATAGCGGCGAATTACAAATATATGCAATTCAAGTATGAGGGGAGCTTGTTGCCCCTTGAAAGAATAGAAGCAAGTGTAAACGGCCAACTAACAGATGCCGCAATTCATATTTTCCGAGAACCGCCGGTTATTACCTTTGCGAAGAAGCGCAACCAGATAACAACAATCCCCGTTAAACTGCTGCAAAGCCCGATGAATAAGACCGATGCAAATTTACAGCTTGAAGATTATTTATTGGAGCGGATCAGCAGGGAAGCACGAGGCAAAGGCAAAACCGCCCGTTTGCTTTACAAAACAATTTTCGATCATGCCGGGATCAGCACCGCAAAGCAGAAGCAGAGAGCGCCGGAAAAGATTGAAAAATATTTGCAGTATTACACGGAAACAAATTTTATAAAGGGCTATGCAATGGAGGCAGACGGAGTAACAATTATCTTTGCTTGACCTCTAAAAAGAAAGCCGATGCCCGCCCCCCGAACTATCGACTTTCTGTCCTGCAACTATCGACTTTCTGTCCTGCAACTATCGACTTTCTGTCCCGAACTATCGACTTTCTGTCCTGACGGCGTTTTTTTACATGGCCCGCAAACCGTTGCGGCGCAAGGCTTTGCGTTATCTTTTTGAGAGACGGGAAAAAACGCAAGTATTATAAGTACTTAAAAGTACTTATAACAGGCAGGCCGCCCCGTTTGACACGGGCGGCGCAGCCTTTATATTATTTGGCAAGAGAGGGGCAAAAGGGGGCTAAAGCCCCCGGAAATTTTAGATACAAAGCCCCTTTTTATAGGCAAGAAAGGAGGGCTACCCGAGATTAGATACATACGCTTAATTAGAAATCCGCGCAAAAAGAGGACGGCAGCGCACACCGGCAAGTGAACACGCTACCGCCCCCGCAACCAGACTACACCGAAAGCGGCGCAGCCCTTGCCCTTTCAGTGTACCACAATAAGGGCGTTTTTACAACTGAAAGGAAAATAAAATGAATATTGACTTTAACGGAATCATTGATTTGGAAATCCCCAGCGATGACGAGCTTTTGGAAGTTTACGAACGCGTAAAAGCGCAGATGGACGAGGAAGCATCCTATAATCTTCTGGTGGAAATCGGGGAAAACACCGAAGCAATGGAAAAGGCAGAGGGTGCAGAGGGATCATTTAAAAAGTGGCCAACGGTAAAGAAAATGGCGTGGATCAGCAGCGAGGCGTATTGCATGGGATTTATGAACGCAACCCGCACTGTTTATGAAGCGCTCATTATGACCTTGCAGGAGCAGGCGGCAGAGCAGGGAGGGCGCAATGATGCTAAATGAGAGAGCAAAGCAGGAGTTGCAAGCCATGCCCCGCGAGCTGCTGGGCAAAACACTAAGCCTCGCAGAAGCCGCAGCGAAAAGGGACAAAGCGGCAGTTGCAACAGCAATCAAAAATATGACAGACGAAGAAATAGCCGAAGCGTTAAGGGTATGGAAGATCGTTTTTGAGGGGGGAAATTAAATGACGAGAGATCAGGCAAAGCAGGAAATTAAAAGCCGGTATGCGGAATATCTGCGACCGGCGAAAAAGCACGGGACTTACATTTGCCCCTTGTGCGGGAACGGCACCGGCAGCACCGGGGACGGGATCACCGTTAAACCAGGCACAACGCATTTGAAGTGCTTCAAGTGCAGCTTTGGGGGCGATCTTATCGACCTTTACCAGCGGGAACACGGCGCAACCATGCCGGAGGCGTTTGCAGCCCTTTGTGAGCGCTTTAATATTGCCGTGGACGATCACACCGCCGCACCCGTTAAAACGCAGCCAGCGCCCACCAGCGCCCCCGCAACAGGGGGCGCGGAGGCGCAAGCGGATTATAAG